ATTTTTCACAAGAAAGTCCAGCTTTACTCACGGAAGTTTCGAACGAACACTCAGCTTTTTCGCCGATTTGAAACGCCGCGCCTGTTTTGTCATATTTGTTTTTATAAGCCATCTCTGGTATATAATACTAAAATTGGGTCTTTGTCAAGAAAAACTTTTGCGTAGGGGTCTTTTTTTTGAATTGCTTTTAAATACGTTTTTAATTTGTGTTCGCGCTTGATCTCTCCCATAAATGGCCAAGAGCAGCTGAATTGCTCCCAATAAAATTCTCTAAATGCTTTAAAAGTTTTTACAGTATAATAGAAAGGGCTGCTAAAAATAAATCGTATTTCCAAGTGAGACTCTTCTCTGGAGATGGCGATAAAAAATTTTATGCTACCATTTTGTTTACAATAAAAAATATCACATTCGTTTAGTAAATATTCATAATATTTTTTAATTCGCATCAACTTTAAAGAATGGCTTTTTATAGAACAAAAATCATAAGGCTTGGAGCGAATGCAAAAATCTATTAATGCTGATTCTACTATCTGATCATTGTTTTTTAACTGCTGAAAGTTCATTTTTTATATTTATAATAAAGTGTAAACTGAGACATGGCACAAGGACAAAATAGAATAGCAAGCGGTCTATTAGAGCTGGAACCCACAGCTATTATAGAGCTTTTTATATTGTATTTCAATACGGTTGACAATCCAAATGCATTTATTGCATTTCATGGAGGATCTGTATATAATCAAGGCATTGTATGGCAAGGCATAGAGTATCTGCCTATCCCTGTAGAAACAGATGGTTTTGAAGTCAACGCTAACGGTCAATTGGCTCGTCCCAAAATGCGTATTTCCAACAAGGATTATTTTGCGACCGATTTATTGCTCAATAATGAAGATTTACAATTTGCTAAAATTGTACGCAAAAGAACTTTCGTTAAATACTTGGACAATGTTAACTTTGACGGAGGCAATCCTTGGGGAGAAGCTGATGCGTCCGCCGAATTATCTAATGATACATTTGTAGTTGGACAAAAAACCGCCGAAAACAAAGTCTTTATCGAGCTAGAGTTGACTTCTCCACTTGACCTTGAAAACTTCGAGGTCAATAATCGCTTGATTATGTCCAGATACTGTTCGTGGCATTATAGAGGCAATGGATGTAACTATAACGGAATTCCCCTAACGACAGAAGAGGGAGAAAGCTTGATAGTCAAAGACCCGATAGATTGGTTTGTGAGTCAAGCGCAAAAAGAGTGGAATGCTCAACGATACTACTACTCTGGCGATGCCGCTTATCTTGAAAACAAAAAAATAACAATCACTAATACATCTAATTCATCGCAGACTGAGTTTGCAAAAATTTGGTATGTATGTCAAGCGAATCACAGCAGCTCCATCTCAACAATACCAGACAAAAATCAATCTCTTTGGAAGCGAGACGGCTGCAATAAAAAGCTTGATGGATGTCGCTTGCGTTTCGGTGAAGGCTCTATCGAGTTTAATACACAGCCTATACAACGAACGGCTTATTTTGTTGATTTTACATCTCGAAGTGGCAATCTAAGCTACAATAATATAGCTCGAAATGCTAGCATATCTGGATCATCGCAAATTGTTGGATCTGAAGCTATCAAAGCGGTCGATTTAAAAACAAATACACATTGGCAAGTTACTGGAACAGCGCCAACTGGCGCTATGTTGGGTTTAGAGTGGGATTCTCCTCGGAACATTAATAGAATTGATTTGTATGATAACACTGGCACAAATCTTCATTTTAATAATGCTTATATTCGCTTATTTAATGACGCTGGCGCGGTAATTCGCAGTGGAACATTAAGTGTTCCAACAAACGGAACGCGAGCCACCACTGGATTTGCAAATCAATCAGTCAAAAAAATTATTATTTCAGGCAGCGGCCTTACTGCTGTTCCATCTTTAAGCGAGGTCGCTGTTTTTGAAACTAATCCTCCTCATTTGGTTTATAATGACACAGAGACTCTTCCGCTACATAGAAACGACTTTTTTCAAATTTCTACATGGATTGGATTCAGTGGCCACTTGACTTATCCCCACGGAGTTTATTCCGTGTTCAACAATATTAGCGGTAATTGTAGATATAGCGGTATTAATTTATATATTAACGGAGGTTATTTATACCTTAATTATGCCACTCGCAACACGGGAACGACTCCTCTGCCAAAAGAAACCAATCAGACTTTATCCATTCCGTGGGACAAAACAAAACTCGCGCCTCTGCATATAATATGTTCTGGCGGTAACGCTACAGGGATAACACCCAATGCTATCAGCGCGGGTTATATTGAATTAAGTGACGGAGCCGACAATACTGCTCTTTATGTTTTAAACCAATCAAATAATGGAGAATATTTTAGATTTAAAAACTCCGCTTATCAAAGCGGCATCGTCGGCAATCAATATCGCTTTAAGTTTGGAATAAATGATTGGCAGTTTCCAACAGGCAGCGAGTTCGCTCCATCTCCATTTGCGACACAAAATATGATCACTGGCAATATGAAGCTCATTAGCCCAATTAAATTTGGACCAACGGCGTTTTGGACTGGTGCAAATGGTGTTGATGTCAGAATAAAAGAAGCTAGTCAGAACGTTTTTAAAGATTATCAAGATTTCACGGGTCGGTCAGCAAATACCACAGATTTGTTGGGGTGGTGGGAAATGGCGATTAACGACGGAGCTTCGGGCATTTCGGGGATGAATAATTCATCGAGAAAATTAATTATTTCGGGAGACTCGCCCTCCACCTTTAACACTTCGAGTGTGGGACTCGTCTCAATCGCAGAAATTGTCAACAGGAACAAGCAGAGCGTGGATCTGCCATTCGGTGGATTCCCAGGAACAGAAAAATATGGTTAAAGAAATAAAAAACAAAACAATCTCTAAAATACGCGACTTTGTAGTTAACTCTTGCAACGGGCAAACATCTCAAGAAGTCTGTGGATTTATAGGATACGATGACTCTGAATACATAGCCACAGTCGAAAAGAACGATGCTGTTGATCCCAAGAATTTTTTTGCTATTAATCCAGTTTCTTATTTAATGTTCGCGGAAAATAATGATATGCTCGCCGTTTTTCACAGTCATATCGTGGGTGATGAAACTCCTTCTGAATTTGACGTTAAAATGGCCGAAGCTTGTTGCATTCCTTTTATCGTTTACTCTCTTAATACTAAAAAATTCCATATTTATGAGCCTAGTCAATGCGAATTGAATGTAAAAGCATTTACAAGGTTAAAGGAGCATTTCAAATGACGCAAGTAATACTACATGGAATATTGGCAAAAGAGTTTAGAAAAAACTTTAGTTTAGCAATTAAACGTCCTAAAGAAGTTTTTGACGCTGTTTCGTGTTCACATAGTAATTTTCGCAATAGAATCGTGGAATTGGCTAAACAAGGAATACATTTCGCTCTGCTTGTAGACGGTAAAAAAATGACTTCTATGGAAGAATTATCTATCGCGTCAGATAATCAAAAAATTGATATCGTTCCTGTTATTTGCGGCTCAGGTCCTCTCGTCTTACTCGTTGTGGGCGTAGTTGTCGGTTTAGGGGGAGCTGCTATTGGAGGGATGGTGGGAAGCCTTTTGGTTAGTGTGGGAGTGGGTCTTTTCATGATGGGAATTCAAATGATGCTAGCTCCAAAGCCCAAAATGGATAGACCCGAATCCGTGGTAAATTCCGCGAAACAATCTTTTCTTTTTTCTTCTAAAGCTAACATCGCAGAACAGGGTATACCCGTTCCAGTAGGATACGGTAGACTAAGGGTAGGTTCAGCAGTTATACAAAGCACAATAAAATCATATCCACAGGGATTCGAAAAAGAAATCGCTTTGGAATCGGACGGCCAATCTATAAATAACGATAGATCGTAAAATGAGACACGTTAACAAAAAACAATCAATTAGAGGAGCGGGCGGTGGTGGATCACCTAAACCTCAAGCTGCGATTTTAAAACCGCCGCAGCTGGGAGGATTTAAGCCTGTTTCCTCTTTTAGTGTCGCAGAAATTATTGATTTGATCTCTGATGGACCTATTGAGGGATTGGTGGACCAAAATGGTCGATTATTAAGCTCTAATATATTTAAAGGCGTTTATTTAGAAAATACTCCTATACAGAATAGCGAAAGCGTAAATACTTCGCTCGGCTTGCTCGGCTCGTGCTCGATATCAGAATCGGCCAATGCTGTCGCAAGAGTTTGGATGGAAGAAAATGGAGTTTTAAAAACGGCGGTCTTAGGAAACCAAAGAATATTTTTTAGCTTACGCGATTACGATGCGTATCACGTCTTTCCATTTTTTTCTTCTTCTTACATGGACGGTACTCACGGTACTACTAATATAAAAAAGAATATTAACACTAAGATAGAAATCCACGGAAGCGATCCAATTGTTAATGTATCGGCGATTTTCAATTCATTTAAACTTTACGTTGATGTAGCGTTACTAGGTTTCTATTTACAACCAGGCGCAGGTAGCGTGAGTCCAATTGGTAAATCAATTGCTGCTGAAAATTTAAAAAAATTGGAAAAGATGAAAACGCTAATGCAAGATTCTAAATATGCTTGGAACCGCTTGTATGGGGCGAATCCTATATCCTTTATTATTATAGATTTAGACACGGTGTTTATAGATGGAATTCGAAATCTGGGAAGTGACACAAAAATCAATTTTTTTATTAACGACGAAACTTTGGGCGAGAATGCATACATATTCGCTCATCCAGAAATTTCTAACAATCAATTTTCAGGATACGTGAGGGCCATGCTTATTTTATATGTGCCTATGGACTTTACACTAACCAAAAATGGAGTTGACTGCTATATTCCGCAATATTTATTAACGGCTTTGAATAATCCTAATATTAAATTATTAGCTAATGAAGCGTCTGATATATCTAATGACTCAAGCCAATTATTTAACTTTTCTAATGTATCTTGTCAATTTAAAAACGGAGAAGAGTTTCAAAAATCCTTAAATAACTTTGATAAAGTTTTTAACGACTATATGTATGAATCTCGGCTATATGGACCATTTGATAAAAATAAACAAGTTCAAAGAATTATAGTAGGCCCTGCATTAGCAAATGGAATCCGAGATATGCCTTTAACTGTTGGTCAAGCAACAGTAATAGCGGGAGGTGAAGGCTCCAAGGATGACAGATCGGCTGGGGCGTTCTCTAATTGGAACGATGTAAATGAAAAAAGAGATTATGATGCCTTATCTATTACACACACTATTGAGAATCCTTTTGTAGACCGAGTGTCTATTTCTATATCTATATCCTCTTTGTCTGACACTGTAGAAGTTACTAAAGAAGCAATAGATATGGGAACTCTCGGAAAAATTGATGCTGGCTCTAAAGTGCCTTCAGTTGTTGCGGTAAGAATCGAAACTGGTAAAATAACTAATGGGCAAAAATCGGAGGTAAAACCTTACTCCTACTCCATCGCTGGCTTAATTGAGGGAACTTGTATTATTGATTTTGGTTCTGATTATAGCGATGCGGAAAGTTTACTAAGTAGTTCTATTAAAATAATTGAAGGGGATAATCTATTAGACGCTTCGCTGACTCAACCTTTTAAGCTTCCAGCTCTTGTCGGCAACGAAGAGCCTTCTTCTACTAAAAGATATGTTAAAATTGTTAAATTGTCCGCTGAAACAAACTCCGTGCTAATTAACAAAGATATAGGTCTTGCGAAAGTAACCGAAATAATTAATCAGAAATTTTCCTATCCATTTTCAGCAATTGCGGGTGTCAAACTCGACGCTAGAAGTTTCAGCTCCATGCCTGAGAGGAGCTATGATTGCAAATTAAAGAGAGTCCGAATACCCTCTAACTACAAAACTCAAGATCGCGCATCTTCTCTCGATATTCGATACGTCAGCAGCGCGACAAACTACACTACCAAAAAACAAATATATATAAAAGACTGGGACGGATCGTTCGAATTCGGTTGGACAGACAATCCAGCGTGGATATTATATGATCTGCTAACTAGCAAACGTTATGGTCTAGGATCTTATATCGACGAATCTCAAGTAAACAAATGGGAGCTTTATAAAATCGCTAGATTCTGCGATGCAGTCGATGACGAAGGCTATTTCGTCGGCGTTAGCAATGGATTTGGAGGCTTGGAGCCTAGATTCTCTTGCAACATTATGTTTAAAGAGCAAACAAAAGTTTATGACGCGATTAATGTCATTGCTAATTTGTTTCGCGGCATAGTATTTTTTGGAGGTTCAGAAATTCACTTCCTAGACGACAGACCCAGAACGCCAATAGCTTTATTTAATAATTCAAATACAAAGGAAGGAATATTTAACTACGGCAACGTTCGCAGAGACTTGCAATTTAACACTGTAGAAGTTGTATACTTGGATCGCTTCGACAACTATAAAACAAAAGTGGAATATGTGCAAGATGAGCAGGACATTCGTAAAAGAGGCGTATTTAAAACGACCATTAACACATTAGGCGTAACTTCAAGAGCTATGTCTCGCCGTATTGGGCAACACATTATTTATCAAACCACAAAAGAAAACCAAACAGTGTCATTCGATGCTGGGTTAGAATCTTTATTATGCCGTCCAGGAGATTTAATTATCGTCGAAGACGAAATGAAAACACGAGTTTCTAATTACGGAAGAATATTAGAAGTCGATGTGGTGAATAAAAAACTGAGAATCGACAATCCATTTATTAGTGGTGAATACACAGGATTCATTACTGTTTATTCACCGACAGGCTATTCAACGAGCGAAGAATTAGATCAAATCGCTCAAATAAATAGAACAAGAGTCAAACAATTTTCCATTACTAGCCCCTCTTTTGGTTCATTTGGCACTTCTCTCAGCGGCTTATATAAATTTTCTGGTTATACTTCTGGATTTAATAATTCCAATTATCCATCTCAATTTCCATTATATACAGGAACTGGATCGGCTGGTCAAAAACTATTTTGCTATTACAACACAGGCGCGACTGGATTTGTTTTTGCTACTGGATTGGCATTTCAAAATAATACCACATACGATAAATTCATAACAAATACAGGCGTATTTTATGGCGCAGATATCTCGTCTTCAGCTGTTGGAGATAGCGGTAACTATACTGGATTCACTTACAGCACGGGCGCAAACAAAAGAGTTGCTCCAAGCGGCGCAATCTCTGGCTCTATAAACTGGGATAGCACTTTATATCCACCAACAAAAGGCATTTTAGACGCAGAAATTGACACTTACAACATTTCGCAAATTACGAAAATGTCGTTAACTGGCTACGATAATACTATTGATT